ACAGAGTCTGCTTTTGATTTATTAGAACGTGTTAAAAAAGTAGCTACAGACTGGGTTGCTACAGGTCATAAAAACGGAAACAATACACATAATGTATCGGCTACAATTAGTTTAAAAGACAAAGAGTGGGAAGAAGCTGGTGAGTGGATGTGGAAAAACAGAGATCATTATAATGGTTTATCTGTTTTACCTTATGACGGTGGTACATATACGCAAGCTCCGTTTGAAGATATAAACAAAGCTAAATACGATGAGATGACTAAACTACTTCAAGATATAGATTTAACTAAAGTAGTAGAGTTAAATGATAATACAGATCTATCAGGCGAACTGGCTTGTGCCGGTGGATCTTGTGAAGTAACAAGCCTATAATTTAAATTTAATTAAATGTATACAGAAAACAATGTAATAAAACTGTTTCAAAAAATGGAAGTAGAACTTGAAAAGTGTATACCAGATGCTGAAAAGTTTGTAGAAGGTAATAGTTCAGCTGGTACAAGAGTTAGAAAATATATGCAAACAGTTAAAAATTTAGCTCAAGAAATTAGAGTTGAAGTACAGAAACAAAAAAATTCAGTTGCAGTATAAATAAAGGGGCTTACGCCCCTTTTTTTTATTAATAACCTCCGCCTCCGCTTTCGCCGCTTCCGCCGCTAGGCGTACTTGGTGGTGGCGTGTATGTAGGTGTAGGTGTAGATTGAGGTAGTTGTTCAGGTTGTGGGGTAATTATAACAGTGCTTGGTTGTTCTTCCGGTACTTCTTGTTGTTCTTCTTCAATAGTTACTTGTGGTTCTAAAGTTTGAAAAGTACTGCTATATTCAACAATTTCTACACCATCCCAATCACCGTGAAATTGTGTAACACCCATTTCTAATCCATTAGGCATATAGTATTCTACTCCCCCAAATTCATGTATATGGTAACCATAAGTATCTTCTCCATCTCTAGTAGCAAAAAAAGTAGGACTATTAAATCTAGCCGCTTCTATAGTATCATATAAAGGATAATAACCACTTATACCAAAAGGACCAGTTTCTATATCTTGTTTTTTATCTAAAAACTTTTGTCTTCTGCTTTTATTCTCGCCTAAATCTTTATAAATACCTACTTCAACCTCTTCAAGACCATCTTCAAAACATTGATTTGCTTCTTGTCCGTATTCTACAGATGGACTAGTTAATTTAGCTGAAGATTCGTTTGTTGCAGTGTTTGATCTACCTATACAGTCTTGTTTGTTGTTAAATAAAATAGTGTGATTAGGTACAGCATTATTAAAATTATTGCAATAAAGATTAAATTGAGGAGGATTTACTTCTGCGTGATACCTACCACAGCTACCACCACAACAATGATCACCTCCAGTGTGGTAACCACAAACTTCTTTTTGCCATTTCCACTGCATACCACTTATAGGAAAACTAGTGTTTTTAGTTCTATTGTTTTGAGTTGTTCCTAACCAATTTTTTAAATTTAACGTATTACCTCTAACAAAATTAGAATTAAATGTATTGTCTGTTACACAAGTGATAGCAACATAAGCCCAACCTTCAGGATGTCCAGCTACACCAACTCCTTCATGATATACTTTAATATCTACAATATTTGGATCGCTACTGAAAGAAGGATTTACATAGTTGGTTTGAGATAATTTTAATTGTAGAGTTTTAAAACACCAAGATATGCAACAACCAAAACCATTTCTTGCATTAGTTAATTTATAATCCCAATCACCTATTAGTTCTTCGTATTGGCTATATATTTTTATATTAAAAATTTCTCCTACACGAGTTTCTATTCTATCGTTATGACCTAATCCTACGACATCATTTAATCTTACATCTTGACGGCTCATACCCCCAATCATTAAGTTGCTATGTCCTATTTCATATATCGATCCAAATATAGGTGGAGAATAAGCTGGATTTGGAGATATTACGTTATAAGATAAAGTATCTATAAATGAAAGAAAAGGATAATTTTGCCCAATAAAAAGTCCGTTAGGACCTAAAAAGTTAGATGAAGGATTAAACACTATAAAAGTATCTATATTAGCACCTGCGATAGCTTGATATGAAGGTAAATTAACTCCTAATTGAGGATGTGTAGCTATATCAATTACATCAACTACTGAACCAAGTAAATTGTATGGCACGTTACCAACTAATCCAAATTGAGAACCTATAGCTGGAAGTGAACTCACAGTCGTAGAATCAACCGCTATAACAAAGTCAGAGTTACTAAAAATAACAAGTCCAAGCTGATTGGTGCTTGAGTTTAACATACTAAAAGCATAAGCATCTATAGTAAAACTTGTAGTTATATTTTGGCTTATAAAAGAATCAATAGAAATTGTGTCTATATTACCAGCGCAAGGAAGGCCAAAAGTATCTATTCTATAATCATAAGTTATACCTTTATCTTTACAAACAAACCTTCTAATAGGCCTAACAGCATAAGGTAAAGATCTATCTGCTTGAGTATTAAAAATAGGAGCTATTACAGGTGTAGCTTGGTCAACTAAAATAGCAATAGTAGCAGTAAAAATATTTTGACTGTTACTAGTTGAAGTCCAACGAGGTCTTAATGGAAGGCCACCTAAATTTAAACTTGCAGCACCAACAGCGTTGTAAGCTTCTTCTATTTCTTCTCTTGAAGGTAAAAACCAATCATTATAATCTTTTCCGTCTGGACCAGTTATAGCATATTGTTTACACTGTTTTGCAGCTAAATCTCTTGTTGGTATTGTAGGATTTGAATTTACAGATATAGGTAAAGCATCTAATATATCTGTATTTTTTTTACCATCACCAAAAGAAGGGCTAGTACTTATATTTTGTTTCCAAGCCCCAAACTCTGTACCTGTAGCTGTTAAAGCAGGTACTCCAACAGGTGGTGTAACACCCGCTCCTCCGTCAAGAGTTACAGTTCCAGCATTTTCAATATCATTTAAGCTTATTTCATAATAAAATTTAGTTTGATTTATACCTGTAAAAGGTAAAGCAAAAATTATACCACCAGCTGGTCCTACATCTCCTATATTATAACACAATTTTGCCATATTTTGTTTTTATTAAATATTTAATTTTTATAAGCTAGAGTAATCCCACTCCCAAATACAGGTTATATAATATTTAGAAGAAGCAGCAGAGCTATTACTTTGTATAGATAAATAAACAGCATCACCAGCATCTATTAAATTATCACCACTGTCTAAACTAGTAGTAAAATCATAAGTAGTCATACTTGTGTTACTACAACCAGCACCAGACTGTGTGCCTACTATAGTTGGGCCTGTACCAAAACTAACGCCAACAGCTTGTGTTTCTAATCTAAATGTCATAGTATGACTAGATATGTTTCTACTACATCTTAAATTAACTCTTAATAATTTACCAGCAAAAGGCGCTACTATAGGTAAATCTACATTTGTAGTGTTTGTATTTTCAGAATCACCATCATTAAAAGCTATGTAGTGTTTAGTATCTATGTCGTCAGCTGAAAAAGAAGAGTATGTAGCTTGTATTTGCCTGTCTGCTGTACGTACTTGTTTACCTTCTACCGTTATTATACCTGAAGCACCTCTAGCTATTGTAGTATCACTAGCATGTCCTAGTTCAATACTACCAACACCTATAGAGTTAGATGTAGAAGCAGTTAAACCTACGGCTAAACCATCAGTATTACCAGTACCACCATTAGCAACAGCTAAAGTGCCAGTAACACCTGGGCTAACATCACTAGAACCGTTAAAACTAACAGCACTTGTACTAGTTAAATCTACTCTAAAATCTCTTGCATTTGTAAGTGTAGCTGCAGATCCAGTTGTATTTTGATTTAATGTAGGTATATTAGCAGCATTAATTGTAGCTGTGCTACTTATATCTGTATCCCATCTATAGTGTTCTGCTGCAACAAAATTAGCTAGCGAGTCGTGATCTATAGTACCTTGTGTTGCAACTTGAACAACACCTGAGTTATTGACAAATGAAGTAGATCCAACAGTTATACCACCGTCTATTTGTAAATTACCAACGTTGTCAAAAGAAGCTATCTCAGCCGTTGAATTAGAACTAGAGCCTGAAGAACCTGTTACGCTTGATAAAAACCTAATACTTCCTCCAGCTGTATTACCAGTGCTTATACCACCATGTAAATTTAACGCTGCTCCAGCAACATTAGTTCCTGAAGAAGATCCGGGTTTTATAGTTAAAGGTGTTGCCGCTGAGGATAATAATTCTGATGCTGTTGAGTTACTATCTCCAATAGTAAACTGATCAATATCAACACCTCCTCCAGGCGCACTATTAGAATAATTTAAATGCGCAGAAGCTTCTACAACACCAGTGCTATTACCAAGTAAAACAGCGTTATCTGTTAAACTTGAAGCACCTGTACCACCATTAGCAACAGGTAAAACACCAGTTACGTCACTAGTTAAATTTGTTGTACTTCCACTTACTGCGGCTTTAACAATTTTATTATTAGAGTCTAAACCTAAGTTACCGCCACTAGCTATAGTACCAGAAGATATACTTTCTAAAAAAACATCGTTCCTAAACCTTGATATAAAGTCTTGTATATTCTGGCCAAAAAATTTCATGATTACCTTTTAATTAAAACGTTTATTAAATCTGAAGTGCTACCTAGCTTTAAATTTAATGAAAAACCTTCTGTTTTGTTGTTAAAAGCCAACATATTACTATCGTCTAATAACAAAGAAACTCCTACTGGTAAAGAAACACCAAAAAGCAAGTGAAATCTTGTATCACCAAAAGCTTCTTGTAAAAAAAGATCTACAGTTATAGCTGCGCTATCAACATTAGTTAATAATATAGATTTTATATTATTAGCATTATCACCAGCTGCTATTAACTCTACTTCTTGACCATCAGTAGCTGAATTTATACTGTGAAATGCTGTAAAAGCCATCTTACTCGAAGAACATTATATATTCTAAAACTACAGTATTGTCAGTAGAAGGTGCTGCTACTACATCTTTGTCATCTACTACAGTTAAAGGCATTAGTAACCAATCGCCACCATAAAGTCTACCTATTTCTTGTGGTGTGCCACCAGTATCACCTATAGATATAGTAACATATTGACTCTTGTCAATAGTACCTCTACCATCACCTATATTTCTAATGTATACTTTAGCCGCTGTATTATCACTTGGTTCTACTAACTCATTAGCCATAGTAATTAAATCTACAGCTGTTGTAGCTGCTAGTTTTCTTCTTGAAAAACCTGTAGTTTCTTCTAAATCAGTAATTGTACCAGCTTTAGTTAAAGTCATAGACTTACTTATAGTCCCTAAACCAGGTGCAATATCAGAGTTTATAGTAACTGAGCATGTTGTTGCCATATTTATTTATTTTTTAAAGTTTATTATTATGATGCGTCTAAAGTTCTACCTTGGTGAAATAAAGCGTACTCTATTTTATTTGTACCTGTACTAGCTGTTATTTCTATATCTGCGTTAGCATCTTCTGCTCCCCAAGGAATAAACATCCAGTCACCTGCATATAATCTACCTACGTTTTGCGCATCTATCATAATTGTTACGTAGTAAGTTTCATCTGTAGCGTGGTTAGCTATATAAACTTTATTTGCTTTATTTGCCATTACCCCTGCTATAGGAGAGCTACTTGGGTTATCTGCATCTAAAAGATCAAACTGATCTCCAGTTACAATATCAATAACTCCATAATCTACCATGTCTAAACCGTCAGCAGTAGTACCCGCTTTCATTAACGTCGAAGACGCAGATACGGAAATATTGTCTGACAGTAGATCACTCGTTAGCGTTACCGCTGCTGTTGTTGTTGCCATAATTTTTTATTTATTTAGTTATTTATTTATTTTAATCATCTGTAAATAGCATGTATTCCAATGTCATATCTGCTGCGCTAGGATCTATTTTAATATCACTAGTATCCGCGTTAGCATCCCAAGGGAAAAAAGCCCAGTCACCAGCATATAATTTACCAACTCTTTCAGAGTTTATATCTATAGCAAAATACTCTGAAGCTGTTGTTGAAGTATTTTTTAAATATATTTTGTGAGCTCCGTCATTAGTATAGTTACTACCGTCAAAAAGAGTGTATTGAGCATGGCCTGATGCTAATTTTTTTCTACCTAAACCACTAGTTCCAGTTAAACCTGTAGAGTTACCAGCTTGTGTTAAAGTAGTTGTAGTAGATAGTGATAATTCATCAGATAATAAATCTGTACTATTTATTGTTACTGTTGCTGTAATTGTTGCCATATTATTTTATTTGTGTGCTTCGTGAATATATTTAGTTCTACCATTCACTTTTTTAGCAATTGTTAATTTTTTTCTATTAGGTCTATGTGACACCCAACTAATATGTAACCAGTTAGGATTTTTATCTGTACCAAACTCCCATATCATTTGATCAAAGTCTAAATTATCTTTAATATAATGATACATTTCTGCATTTGTTTTGTGACCAAACGTATCGTCAATATCAATAGCTTGACCTTTCATGTGTTGTGATTTAGTGCTGCCACCTATAGCTGTATTTACAGGCTCACCTCTAAAAAAGCTATTTATTTTTATTGGTCCACCAACCCACTCGCGTAAAGGCTCAAACAAATTTACAGCAACTTCTTTCATACATTTAAGTTGCTCTTCATTTGGTGTATTATCTAAATCTCTTCTTTCACCAGTTCTACTATATGTGCCTTCGTGCCAGCTTATATGTTTGCTTATATTTTCCATTTTATTTTTCTCCACATTTTTTACTTGGATTTGCCACTTGTCTCCAGTCTTGTTTTACCCAAGTTTTTAAACTACCCCCACTACTAGTGCCAGTAACAAAGCTTTTGCTCGAACGCCTATATTTACCTGCTTTACCAGCGGCACGTTTAGCACGTATAACTTTTTGTCTTTCAGCTTTACTCATGCTAGCGATCTTAGCCTTAGGTAGACATACTTTTGTAGTACCTCCACCTTTGGCTTTAGTTCGTTTAACTTTTTTTAAAGGGTTGTTTTTTTGTATGTACATTTTATTTTTTATGTCCCATTTTAGCAGCAGACTTGTGTCCCATTTTAGCAGCAGACTTTTTCATTTTCATTTTCATAGCTGAAGCTTTTTTCATAGTAGCCATAGACTTTTTAAGCATAGCCATAGATTTTTTAAGTTTCATAGCAGACTCTTTTTTAAGCTTCATAGCTGCTTTTTTCATTTTAGTCGCAGCTCCTTCAGATTTTTTAATAGCAGCAACTAAACCTGGGTTTAATTTTCTTTTTTGTGCGTCTGTAATTTTAGCCATAGATTTTTTCTTCATTTTAGCACCAGACTTTAAGTCATTAGCACCTTTACCGTCTGCAGCAAAAGTTGGAACTTTTTTACCGTTAACAGTTGTCATTGGCATTTTCTTTTTAGCCATTGAAGCTTTTTTCATTTTCATTGGTTTTTTCATGATTTTAAATTTTGTTTTTTATATGTTTATACATTGAGTTACCTA